ATACACATAATTTTGAAGATTTTGTTTAGTAAGAATTAATTTTTTTGTACATTTGCTATGTAATGAAGTGAGACGCATTGCAAACATAACGGAAAATATTATACAAATCCTATCAAGGAGGCACGTCTCACATTACTGCCGAATTGATGGGATTTTTTAATTTAAATGTTTTTATTATGGAAGAAAATTGTAAAAATTGCGGTACAGAATTAACCTTTGTATTAGCTACCATTAGCAACGGACAAAAAAGAGTTAGAAAACAATGCTTTAAATGCGGTTTATCTGATTCTAAAGTATATAAACATTCTATGTTTAAAAACATTTACGATTTACCTTTGTTTAATCCTTATTTAAGAGAAAAATTTATACAAGACAAAGCCGAACAAAGATATATTAGAAATGATATAGGTGCAAAGCATTATTATCACGATATTTATTTGAAATCAGACGAATGGAAGTCTAAGAGAGAAAACATTTTGAAGCGTGATAATTATGAATGTGTTTGTTGTGGCGATTCTGCAACGCAAGTGCATCATATAAATTACAATCACGTTTATCAGGAAAAAGAAAAAGAATTATTATCGGTTTGTAAAAATTGTCACGAATCAATACATAATAATTTACCTGTATTTTTCAAAGGTTTAAATGCTTGTTTTGGTAAGTTGGGATTATGCCAACATTGCGAACAGTATCACGAGAGAGGTAATTTTAACCTTTGTAACTCTTGCAAATAATGAAACCATATCCTGACCAACAAAAAAGCATAAATGAAATATTTGAAGCATTTAAAACACGTAATAGAATACTATACCAATTAAGCACAGGAGGTGGAAAAACTGCTATTTTTTCTTTTATTTCTAAACAATTTATTAAAGAACAAAAGAAACGTGTCCTGATACTTGCGCATAGAGATAAATTAATACAGCAAACACTTGATACGCTTAGAACTATTGGAGTGACTTGCGAAAGTGTTGTAGCTTCAAAAAAAACATTAAAACATCATAGCAGTGCTTATGTAGCAATGATTCAAACTTTAAAGAACCGATTAAAAAATGATAACGATTTTTTACGTGATATTGGTTTGATAATAATAGATGAGGCACATTTAGATATGCATAAAGAGATATTTGAATATTATCCTGAAGCAAAAATTTTAGCCGTAACCGCTACACCTATTTCGTTAAAAAAAATATCTTTCAGTAAGTGTAGTGTGTGTAATTCTACGTATGATAATGTTCAAATGTGTTGTGGTTTTGAAACATATGAATATACACGTAAATTTACTTATTCTGAAATATACGAACATATAATACTTGGTAATTCTATATCTGAACTTATAATGCAAGATAGGTTAGTTAGGGATTTGAATTATGAAATAGGAAATATTAATAGAAATGAATTTGATATCGATGCAAAAACAGGAGATTTTGAAACAAAATCTACAGAAAAGTATTTCGGTGAATTTAACGTAGTTAAAAATTACGAAGAAATTTGCAAAGACGAAAAGACTATTATATTTTCAAGCTCAACTACTTCAAATTTAAAAACATATAACCATTTTTTAAATGCAGGATACGACAATGTACGTATGATAGACAGCGTAAATACAAAAAAATCTGAAGTTCCGAAAACTTTAGATTGGTTTAAAAAAACTTCAAACGGAATTTTATTAAATTGCGATGTATTAACAGCTGGGTTTGATGAACCTACAATACAATCTGTAATACTTAATAGAGCTACTTTATCATTATCATTATACCTTCAGATGGTTGGGCGTGGTGGTCGTAAATGCGATGATATTTACAAACCTCACTTTAAAGTTATAGACGGAGGCGGTAATATCGCTTATTTTTCAGAAAAATATGGAAATTCAGGAAAATGGTCAGACGAATATGATTGGGAGGGTATTTTTTACGGAACAGACGAAAAACCAAAAGCTAAAAAAGAAGCATTAGACCAAACAAAACAATGTAAAAAATGCGGAATGATTCACGCAAAAAACGATTCGGAATGCCCTGAATGTGGTTACTTTGAAATACCAATACAAAGAGAGGTTACTATATCGGAAGAAATTGCAATACTTACGGATGAAATACCATTGCCAAACGGAAAAAAAATAGTTGCTTATTGTAGTAAAATCGGGAAAGATAAAAATTTTGCTTGGTTGATACTTCAAAATCAAATAATAGATTTATTTATACGTCATCGTGTTACTTTTGGAACATATAAAAAAACAGAAAAAAATGGTAAATTTGAAGAATCTATGCGTAGAATTATAAAAGAACCATATGCAACTATACAAGGTTCAATATTGGAAGGTGGTATAATGCGTACTAAAGCATGGGTAGTTAATAAAGTTAAATCTAAATTATTGAAATACTATGAAACAAATTCCAGAGAGTAAAATCCAACAAGAGGCTTTTATTTGGTTTAATAATAATTTTTGCCTTTCAAAGCATAATCCTCGCTTAATTATTCATAGCGTGCCAAACGGAATTCCTGTACCAATGAAATCAGAAGAACGCGCGAGAGCGTTAGATTTATTACACAAAACAGGGATGATAAACGGAATATCTGATTTAATAATACACGGAGTTAATGGACGTTGCGTAATGGCTGAATGTAAAACAGATATAGGTTATCAATCTGAAGCTCAACAAGAAATACAAAGACGTATTCAAGATTTAAACGGCAAATATTTTGTATTTCGTAATCTTGATGAGTTTAAAAAAAAGATAAATATAGATTGGTTACTCGGGAAAGATTAGTATATTTATAGTTCCCGAATAACTCGGGTTTTCTTTTATATAAAGTGTAAATAAAAATTAACAGAATGAAAAAATATAAGAAAAAAATCAAAGAAAAAGGTTTAAAAATGAGTTGGATAGCTGAACAATTAAATATAAGCGCACCAAGTCTTACTATGTATTTAAATGAGGCAAGAACAATGCCTTATGATATAGAAATTAGATTAAAAAAAATATTAGGATTATGATAACATCGGACGCATTAAAAAGGTTGGCTTTTACAATTTCAAAAAGTAATAAACCAAACGACACGGATAAAGAAGCATTTAATCAAATTGTAAGAGATTTAAAAAAGCAATCGGAAGAAACCGTGCAAGAAAACAGATTACTTGCTAAACTATACATTCATTACCTATGTAAATATGATGATATACAAGAGTCGAACAAAGCTATAAACAAAATTTTATCAACACCATTAGAAAATCATCTTTATACTTTATTGCTTCACTTAAAAAATGAAAATCTACACAATTACTTCAATAAACAAAATATTTATGACCCTCTTTTAAATAAAGAAAATTACGAAAAATACAAAGATTTATTCCCTGAAATTTCAAGCGAAGGTATAAAATACGCTTGGGAAGCGTGGAATGAAGATAATTTAAAACTACATTTTGAACACTCTTTTAATCAATCAATAATAAACTTTAAAAATCATGATTGAAGAAATTCCAATTAATTCAGAACCTACAAAAAAAATATCTGTATTAGATGTAGAAAAGTATAGGATTCATATTACTGACCAAATTCCAAAGCCTGACACGGTTCTGTCTGTAAATGGTAAAGTAATTTCAACACGTAAAAATATATTCGGGATTACAGGAAAAGCAAAAGTAGGTAAATCTTTTCTTATGGCTTTATTAAATGCTGCTGTATTGAATAAAGGAGAGTTTGGCGTTTTATCATCTTATTTACCAAAAGGAAAAGATAAAATAATATACATAGATACTGAACAATCAGATTATCACGTATCGCTTGCATTGCATCGAATAAAGGATATGATTTCAGAATATAAAATCGATAACCTTATGATGTATGCATTTGATGCTGTTCCAACTTCTGAAAGATATACCTACACCGAACACCTTATAAACAACACGGAAGGAGTTGGATTAGTTATTATTGATGGTATAGCTGACTTAGTTAAAACCGTTAATGATGAAATTATAGCTTGCGATATGGCTGACACTTTACGTAGATGGGCTACTATCAATGATATTGCTATAGGTTATGTATTACACCAAAACCCAAGTGATAGCGCAAAGATGAGGGGTCACTTAGGAACTGTTTTAATGAATAAAAGTGAAACAGTTATACAAATATCAAGCTCAAAGGAAAATGACGCTATAAAAGTAGTTGAAACAACACAAACACGTAACGCCAAGCCTGATGATTGGAGTTTTGAAATTATTGACGGTATGCCTACCATAATGGAAGAATGCTACCAAGCTCCAAAATCAGGAAGAAAACCACAAAAGACACTTACAAATATTGAAAAATACCAACTACTTACATCAATATATGTAGGTCATTACCAAATTACAGGTATTGGGTATGCGGTACTTCTTGAAATGATAAAAGGAGAATATATTAAAATTCACGGAGATATTGGAGATAATAAAATAAAAGAATTAGTAAAATATTGTAAGGAAATGAAGTGGCTTTGTCAAGATAATCCGAGAGGTAATTGGCTATTATATCCTTTTGAATTATAAGTATTTACTTTCTCATCGGTTTATCGGTTTAATAATTGTTTTTATATTTCTAAACCGATAAAACTGTAAGAAAACGTCGATAGTTTATCGGTTTAAAAATTAAAATTCTATTTCTAAACCTTCGTTTTTTGATATATTAGTAATAAAACCGTTAAAATATGTTAAAAAATTATAGGTTTAATAGGTAAAACAATTTTTAAACCGATAAATATGTATCGGTTTAATATATAAACGCCCTTATATAATAAGGGCGTTATGTAAACCGATAGATTGATATTTTTAAACTGATAAAAATAATCCAAAAATAATTTGGTAGTAACTAAAAAATAGTTATCTTTGACGTATCAAAATAAAAGAAATAGAAATTATGAAAACACAAATTGAAAATAGAATAGCTGAAATAAGAAATATGATTAACTATTCAAATTTATCAGAAAGCGAATTGACTACTTTATTAATTGAAAGAGATAAATTGAACGAAACATTAAGGTCAATGAAAGATAAAACAGAAGTTGATTTTGTAGAAAGTATGAGAAATTCAATGTTATACTAAAAAGAGGCGGCAACTCGAAAATACAGCAAAAGATAAAACGACAGTAAAATATGAGCTATAAAACAAAAGAATATCCTGATGGGAGCGAAATTGTTATAAACAAAATAAGCGTAAATTATTCACAGGTAAACGAAATTGAAACAGATACAAACTCTTTTAATCACGCTTTGAACGAGTTAAAACAAAGAAAAAAAGAATTAATACCGTTGTTTAACGAATGTTGTTTAAAAGGTATTAGTATTCAAGATTTAAGTACAGAACTTAATGAGGAATGGAATGAAATAATATTAACTATAAATGGAAGATAACTTCATGAAAGAACTTATTGAAGATATAGAGCGTCAAACAGGCTTAAATGAGTCTGAGTTAGCTAGTAACTTCGGAAAACGAAAACAATGGCTTAAACAGCTTAAAAATGCTAAAAATATCCATGTTGAAACACTTATTCAATTAATGATAGCATTTGAAATCACAGAAATCAGTAATAAAAACAATAAAATAATAATTAAGTTATGAAAAAACGCAATCCATTAGAAAAATCTGAAACTATTTTCGAAACCGAACATAGACTAAAAAGAGAAGCTAAGAAGTTAGCAGAGATTCATAAAAATAAACCTGTAACAAAGTATTTGTTGAAATAAATTACTATATTAGCAACTTCATAACTCTATTACTTTTTACCCCGATAAATTAATTTTGGTTTATTGGGGTTTTTTATTTAATTTTGGTGCTAAAGTAGCACAAGATAGCATGGCTTTTAGCAACGGAGATAAGAAACCAGAGAAATCAGGTCGCAAAAAAGGAACGCCAAACAAAGCGACAATAAGTATTCGAGATAGTTTTAAAAAATTAGTTGAAAATAATTTAGAACAAATCGAACAGGATTTGCTTGAACTAAAACCAGCTGAAAGAATAAAAGCCTTGACAGAACTATCTAAATTCTGTGTGCCTACTTTAAAAGCTGTAGACTTCAACGATAACACACCACCACCGAGAGAGCCTGTAAGAATTATATTTGAAAAGAAATGATTAAATTCTCAGACAAGTACGAACCACTCTTTGAAACTCTTGAAAAAAAATATCCACAAATAGATACTATACTAATATCAGGAGGGCGTGACAGCGGTAAAACGTTTGCTTTAGGTTGCTTTGTTGGAATATCCGCAGCAGACTACAATCACAGGATATTGTACACACGTCAAACAATGTCCTCAACTAATAACTCTATTACTAGAGCATTGGATAATAGGTTAGAATTATTAGGTTTAAGCGACGATTTTATATTTGCTAACAACGATTATCAGTGTAAACATAATAAAGCCTTAATCTCAATTACAGGGCAAAAAACAAGCTCAGGAACTCAAA